GGTCGCAACCAATACCCAAACCCATTTGTATTTTTCCATCTGTCAACTTGGTAAGATAGTCGGTACTGTGCCCGTTTTTTAATATGCTCATAAGATTAGCCCCTCTTTATAAAATTTACTACCAAGTTCATTTGTCCACTCTACGCCATTGTCTAAATACTCTTTTTGCTTTAAGACTAAATAATTTTGAGCTCTTAAGTGATTTTCATTTCTTTTCACGTCCAAAGTTTCTATTTGTGAAAATTGGTTTACTCTCACTTCATCCTCCCAATGTTTACCATTTAGCCATGTTGCGGGATTTTTACGATATTGTAAATTCGGAGTATTTTTAACGTAATTATCGACAACTGCTAAAATAGCCTTAATTTCTGAATCTTTTAGGGTTGTGAATTTTTTATGTGTTTTTTCTCTCCCTATTTTTTTGTCGTACTTATTCCAAAATAAATCAAACTCAATCTCTTTATCTTTTGATAAAGTGTTTATCTTATCTTTATCTTTATCTTTATCTTTATAGCTAGAGTTTTGCTTAAGCAAACTTGTAGCATTGCTAGACTTTTGCTTACCGCCCTTAGAACCCGCTACCTGTCTAGCTTTCCTGTTGTTTGAAAGCATGTCAAATTGGTCATTTAAGAACTTTATTGAAACAGAATCCGACTTTTTTTCGTGTGATAAAATATCAAATAAAATCAACTTTTCAATTAACTTTTCATCATTTTTAAACTTCTTTTGAAGCGTTGTTTTAGTTACGCTACAATCTTGCACCCAATAATAAGCGCATACAGAAATGAAGAATCCTTGCATCTCGTAAGATTCAAGACTTATATCTCCGTTCTGCCATTCCTGTGCAGTAAAACGAAAATATGGTAGTTCTTTAGCCATGATTACACTATTTTTTTAATCTATTTCTAATTTTATAAAATCTTCGCCTTTTTTTACCTTCACTTTATACTGATGAAGTTCAGTAATTTCCTTGTCATTTACGCCATATTTTTTCTGTAAAATATCAATAATTAACTTCGTGGGATTGTCAATATCGCTGCCCCAGTTGCTAAATCCGTAGGTAATTGTTAACTTTTTAAACGATTTCAATTCTACTTTCGGCAAAGACAATAAAACAAGTTTTTCGTACATTTTGTATTTTTCGGTCTTGAATCTACGACCCTGCCACGCCTGGTTAACTGACAATGGCTTGATTCTTAAAGTAAATGTCATAACTCCATCTTTACATTAAACGCCGTATGACCGCCAATCACTATACCTACTCCGATTGCTTCTTTTTTTCCACCTTGCATGTAACCCATTGCGTAAGATTTGCTGTCTATTCCGCAACCTACTTGCATTGCGAAAAGAGCGGAGTATTTTCCAAAGAACCATTCAACATACATTTGAGTATGAAAATGACCGCTAACTGTGCTTACCATGTCTCGTTTGGCGGCTGTTTTAGCTACACTAGACTTATCTCCATGAATATAGCGTACTCCATCAACGTAAACCTCCGTTACGTAGTTCCATTTAGGCGTTTCTAGGACTTCTTTAAATTCTTTTATCCACTTGCTCGGGATGTTGCTAGACTGCGCCTTACGGACTATAATTCTATCGTGGTTTCCAAGGGTTACATCTGCTTCTGGAAATGCCTTATACCACTTAGAAATACGCTTAATAGCTAACTCTAGCTCGTCTTTTCCACCCATACCATCTGCATCGGTTTCGTGATAGCTTGAGTAATGCGAATCAATTAAATCGCCAATAAATATCACTTTGTTACAATTGTATTCTTCAAATGTTTTAATACAATAATCTAGGTAACCATCTAGGCAAAACGGCTCATGAAGGTCTCCAATCACTAAAACTCGATTTTCAACTTTAATCAATTTTTTATAGGCTTTAAGTACATTTCCGTATAACCTTGGACGCTCTTGTTTCATATTTTTAGTTTAATTTTTCGCAATTTACAATAAATTATTTACCTTTTATTCAAATCCTTTTGTTAAGAATTGTCTAAATGCTCTTTGGATGTCTATCTGTTGTTCTATTGTCCATTTGTCTGCAGAATCCATTATCTTACTGTCGAGCGTTCTTATTTGAGAAATCATGTTTTTTATTCTTACTTTCAATGCTTTGCCTATCATTCCCTCGCAATCTTCCAATAGGTCGGCTATTGATGGTAGTATAGCAATTGATGCTGTTAATTTCTGTTCTTTTGTCATTTTTTAGTCTATTTCTTGATTGTTTTTATTTTCAAATTTTTGTTCTTTTGTTAATTCTTGACGCATCAATACGCTGTATCTTTTTAGTCTATTTACCGATTGTATTCTGGGTTTTTCAATCTCAAAAAGTCTGTTTTTAAAGTTCATTAAATAAGATTTATAATCGTTATTTGGTTTTTGAGATAAAAAATTTGCTATATTTTTATTCCCATGAATAACCGTTGCGTGGTTCTTGCCAAATAACTGACCGCATGTCTTTAATGAGTTGTTTGTGTAAGCATACTGATAGGCTATTATAAAGTAACGGGCAACTACAAGCTCTCTTTTTCTGCATTTATCCATTAGTTCCTCTTTTTTAAAGCCACTAGCGGAAAACAAGTCCTTTTCGGTTAAACTACTAGGCAAGCATAGCAAATCTCTCAAACATTCCTTGCTTTGGTCATCAATGTATTTTGTGCTTCCGCTAGATTTTTGATAATAAATATCAATCAAATCTTTTTTTGTGAATTTGTAATCTTTGCCTACTTTTTTGTGGATTGAAATTTTCATTACATCTAAAAAATCAATTATTATTTTTTCTCCTTTTCTCATTTTTTCTCTGTTACGTTGTAAATTATTCCTAGATTCAATTTCCTAAACTCTTCAAAAAGTTGTTCGAAAGATTCGGACTGTATATTTATTCCTGATGCAAAATAATCTTCTTTTTTCTTGTGGTACACCACGTGGAACGTTTTTTTAAAAGTCAAAATGTTTGGTTTTGCATTTTCATTAATCGTAACTACTGACCGAATGTCGTTGTCTTTTTTCATTTTGTTTGTTTTAAGTGTGTAATTTGGTTTACTCTGTTTTTACTCGTTTCTATGTCTTTATGTTGCACATTTGTGTTGATTAGTTGTGTGTTATAAGAAATGCCTTGCTTACGTGTTCCAAATGAAATTCCGTGAAGGAAAAACAAAAAGAAAAAAGCCACAGCACTTTTTAGAACATTGTAATTTGTTGTTTAAATTCATTGTATCGTTTTTTTCCTGTTTCAAAATATTCTATATCAATTTCGCAAATATCTAAATCAAAGTTTTCCATATCACAAGCCCTTGCAATAGTCATACTTCCACCGTGTGTATCAAGTATCTTCATTCCTTTTTCTGCAAACTTGCATAATATGTTTCTATACAAATCTATTGGCTTTTGCGTTGGATGTATCTTTTCATCTGTTACACTTGTTTTGCCTTGCAAGTTTCCGTAATATCGGTAGTCAATACAAACGGCAGGCTTTTTGAATGAAGTCCAAGCAAGTTCCCCATCCGCAAAATTTGGCACAGGGTTTTGTTTATACCAAAAAATGAAGCATTGAGTAGGTGGTAAATCAAAGTAATTGCCACCCCAAATAATTTGGTTTTTACTTACTCTAAATAATTCATTAAAATATTCATCGCTTGGTATTCCTTTGTCCCAATCTTTTTTTTCGTGCTTTTGTCTTACAGGGTTTTTGCTTATTCCAATTCCATAAGGCGGGTCAACTATTGCCAAATCATAGTAATTATCAGGCTTAGTTTTCATAAACTCAATACAATCTATATTATAAAAATTAATTTCTGCCATCGCTTTTTTCATTTTGTTTGTTTTAATTGTGTAATTTGGTTTACTCTGTTTTTACTCGTTTCTATGTCTTTATGTTGCACATTTGTGTTGATTAGTTGTGTGTTATAGGCAATTGTAAGAGCGACCTCACGGCTTAATGAATATGTATACATTCTGATGAACTTTAGCTAATTTCCCATTCTTAAAACCTCGTTCTAATGTCATTGCCTTAGTGCCGACAGGTTCAACTAATATCAGTTCGTTGTATAACCTCATTCCTGCATTAAAAAACGCTTGTTTCGTTATTCCCGTAAAGTCTTTTTGGTAGCCCTTACGATCCCTTAAATCCCCAACCACAAAGACAGCGTATCCATTTTTCTTTATTAAATTACAACTCTTGCTGATTATTGAATTGTATTTAATAATAAATTCAGCATCCTTCATATTACTTAAATCTTCAGGCAAATCAGAATATACTTCCAAGTTCATATAAGGCGGGCAACTGAATAATAAATCAAATTTAATGTTCCATTCATCACTTAATACCTGTTCGCTATCGCCACAATACCATTGTGGTTGATTTTTTATGTCAAGTATTCCGATTGATTGTTCCCTATTGCTTGTACATTGTTCTTCCCTTAATTCAATACCAGTGTATTTATATCCCAAATAGTTTGAAACTATTCCACGAACAGAGCCTCCAGCAAATGGGTCAAGTATCAATCCCCCATCAGGGCAGAACCATTTGTAAATTATTTCACAAATCACAGGGTCAAATACACTCATATTTTGGTCTCTTCCGTAAGTTGCGAAATTACCGGAAGAAAAATTTTTGCCATATTCATAACTACCCAATTTACTTTTTGCATGGGTGTTTTTAATTGCGTCTAACCTTCCTAATTCTGACTTAATACCCAAATTTAGCCATTTGCGTCTTAGCTGTTGCCATTTAGGGTCACGCTTGCTTAACACAGTTGTTGGACAAAGCAAATATTTATCTGCCAAACTCAACTTTTCTTTAATTTCATTTCCAAACAAATCATTCATACTATTGAGATTTAAGAAACAACTGCCCATAACAGCACCTACCCAAAATAGGGGCTTTAGTAGTTATATGAAGTTTTGTGCTTCGATTAATATTCATTGTTTAATTACTATTTTCATTCTATTTATTATAATTCATAAACGTATTTTAACAAACCTCGAAAAGAATATTCTTTTATTTCATTGTTATATACAATTCTATAAATAATTTCATCATAGATTGGCATTCTTTGGTCTTTTAAAATTTTATTTACTATTAAATTTCTAGCTTCTTCTATTGTTATATCTTCTGTCATTCTTTTTATTTTTAGTCTATTAATATTGAATTAATTTATCTTCTTGTTTGGGAGTATACCAACTACTATCTGGTCCGTTCCAAACCTCGTGCCCATTGCACCCGTTAAACTCTGCGAAAATATCACTTTGTTCTTCCAAATTCTTAATATTAACAGTTCCTATTTCAGTCTCTAAATTATTTCTGTAAGCAATTCCATCTAGTATGTCAATACCCCCAATTGTAAAGCTTTGGGTTGATTTTTTGAACTCTGGCAACATATTGAACGCTTCCATCATTTCGATTAATTTATCGTTTATATTCTCCATCTTATAAGCTTTCAACAGTTGCCCATTTCGCCCAGTCGCCCGTGCTGTCAATTACGCTTTGCGCTTCTTCTTTTGTTTCAAAAATCCAAGCGTCAACGGCACATCCTGTGTTTCTACCACTTTCACAAACATAAGAATTTTCGGTTGCTGAATTATCAAAAATAACGTATTGAACTGCATCAACGATAAAATCGGCGCTTTTGATATGGTCATTCACTAGTTCCATTGTTTCAAATAATTTTACTTTTTCATTAATTGTATTTCTTACTTTAAACATAATTTCTATTTTTTTATTGTTACGTCTTATTGACCTTACAAATATACATATCTTTTTTCGTTCCGCAATACTTTTTAACATATTTATTCACATTTATTTTAGAAAGTCAATGTTTACGGTGGTTGTATAGTGAAAATAAATATCGTTTATAGAAGCGATATTGGCAAATATCGTGTTTAAAGGCAATAAAAAAAGGGTGCGAAAATTAATCTACACCCAATTTATAGAGGAAATAAATCTACTTTTCGTTATACAAGCTGCTTTCCATAATTCTTCTCCTGGATAGTCCGTTGCTTACTTTCCCATTTACCTTATTCCACATAAGGAACGCTTTTTGTATTTCTATTCCAGTTGCATCTGCGTTGGAATATCGCACAACCGTAGACTTGGAATAGCCACCCACACCGATATTGTAGCACAAAGAAACAAGCGCATCGAATTGATTCTGGTTTAATGCAGTCTTAGCGTACTTGTTGACCGCATTTTCATATCCTTTAACAGTTGTGTCAAATAGTTCGTAGGCTCTTTCTGTGCATATTGGTTCGTCCGACATTGATACCTTCCTTCCATCTTCGTAGCGCGTTGAACCAATTCCGATAGTCGCCACCTTAGCTGAACATAAATAAGGCTTAGTTCGCAAACCTTCAAATCCTGCTATTAATTCTTTTCCTTTTTTGCTTAATTTCATCTTGTTTGTTTTAATTGTTTAACTTGGTTAACAATGTGTATAAAAGAGCGGGGTTGTTTTCTATTTTAATGCGCAATTTGCCTTAATGGTTATTTGAGAAAGTAATCCTTGAAACTTGGTATCAGTATTATTTTCGCCACCCATCCAAAGCATATCTTCTGCATTAAATATCATCGTCCACCGCATTCGAACCACTATCCCTTCCTCTTCGTTTTCTTTTCTTATCAAGTTGTATATATCTTGCTGTAGTTTTTTGTTTTCGGCTTTTAACAATTTGTATTTTTCTTTTATTTTTTTCATATTTAAGTTAATTAAGTTTCTCTATTTCTTGTTTCATTTCGATTTAATTGGTCTTGTGTTGCACATTTGTGTTGATTAGTCGTGTGTTAGCGTAATTGCTCGTTTAGTTCTCTGTTTTCAGAAATCAATCTTATCATTTGTTTAATAGATTGATTTGTAAACAATTCTAACAAACCAACCAATCACTAAGCCGATTAAAAGTATTTTTACCCATTGAAATAAGCCTACTTTGTCAACTATTCGTTTAGTTTTAACCACTTCTTTGATACGCCATTTGGTAACATATTCAATTAATTTAATCGAATCTTTCTGTATCTTATACTTCCATTTGGTTTCGTGCCTAGTCGGTTGCGCTTGATAGTCTGGACATATCGATTCGATATTTCGCACTATAATCGAATCTTTGCCGTTTATCCTTACGGTGTCTAATACTTTTAGAGTTACGATAGCCGTAGAATGCTTGTACCCTCTGTTTACGGCTCTTTGATGTATCTTTGAAGGGTTAGCGCACGAGCACAGGATTAATACGCTTAGAAGTAGCCTATTCATTTTTAAGTATTTCGTATTTGTGCTTAATTTGGCTTACCTCATACTTGAAGCCTCCAAACATTGCCGCCATTAAGGTCAAATAGATTATTGAAATTACTATAAAAACTATTAAATTTTTTTTCTCCATATTTTTGTCTTTTAGATTGTTTTAAACAAAAATACAAATATTTTATTGATAAGGCAACTATTCTTTTATGGAATTTTTTACGGTCTTAATTAATTTAACTATCTTTTTTGCTTTATCGAGCATAGAATAACCATATATTTGAGTGTAATTTTCGTCAATACTTTTTGTTTCAATTACGATAAATACTAGACTTGTAATTTTTGTACTTAAATATTCAACCGAAATAACGGAATTTAGAAGGCTATTCAAAATATGAAAATCAACAGCGTAAACAAGCAGAATAGCCAACGAATAGCCAAACACTTTCGGCATAAATCCTAAGCGCAATTTTCTGCTAGAAAACAACTTTTTACGCCTAGCAACGGCAATGCCAAAGCAAGTGTCGATAAGTGCCATGAATCCAACCAAAAAAACAACCGCAAATATTGGGGAAAAAAACAAAAATAAACTTTCAGCAATAGACATTAGCCAAATACCCATGTTGAAATTATTTTTTAAGTACATTAATTTGTGCATATCGTCATATCGTTTGGTATATCTATATCAATTGTCATTGTCCACCCAGCTAGCAAATTTTCAAATCTTTCTGTAAAAGGCTCGCAGTTTCCAACCGACCCAACTACGATACTGTTGTCCCAGAGACCCCCACGTCGCATTAATTCATAGGCACGATTAAGCACTCTCAATTGAGTGTCTAGTACATCTTGCTCGTTCGAATTGCCTCTAAAAATATCGATTGTTTCGTCCTTTGAAATATCTACTACATCCATCGCAATAAGGCTAACATTGAAACGAATTACGCTACCCTCAAAAGATGCATTATTGACCATCAAATGAACCAAAGGAAATATCGTTTGTTTATTTAAATCTACATCAAATATGTTGCCCTCGGTTACTGTGTTGACAAGTGGGTCGCCTTCAAAATGAGCTCGAATTGACTGTGTTAAATTGTTGAATCCTTGCATTATTATATTATTTCTTTTGTTTGAAATCCAGAAAATGAGTGTTTGGGATTTTTCACTTCCATCGCGTTTTGGAATGCAATTTCTTGTTCACACATCACGTCGAAGTGATACCCAATCGCCATTTTTGGGGGTGTAATTTCTGCCATTTCCTCGTCATAAGTGCCTTGTTCAAGTACTATCGTTCCAATTTCAACAACTGCGTGAACGCCTTGACCGTACGCCAATTCGTCAACGTACACGCCACGTTTAATAAGGTCTTTTAACGCACTCTCTTTATCTGAATAGACTAGTTTGTATATGTTCATATTATTGACGAATTAATAGTTTTATTCTTTTTTGCGATAAGGTGTGACTAGTTGGATTTGTAAATGTTGCCGTTGTTCCATTGTCGTACGTTTCCGTAATTGTTGAAGTTCCAGTTAAACCTGTTTTGCTAATTACGTCTGCATTTCTCGTTACCGTTGAACTTGTTGTTGGGATGTAGGAAGTGGCGTAAGAGCCTGTTTCTAGTTGTGCGCCCCACAGGTAGACGCTCTTCCCATCATTATTAAAATTATGAGTCGTTCCATTGTGTAGATAAATTTGAGTTAGAATTTGTGCGCCAGCTCCGGCGGTGGCTTTAATAGAGCATCTGCAATATCCATTTTCTTCGGATGTAATTAATGCCGAACCATTTGTCCAACTACCATCTGCTTCTACACCACCTACACCTACAACCGTACAATCATCAAGTTTAAAAACATAATCTATACTCCCCGTTGCATTATCTGACATGGCTAGAACAGCATGAGTAAGTTCTTTTTGCTTTAAATACACAGAAAAGATATAAGTGCCATTTGCTGCTGTTATAGTTTGGGATAAGCGATGAACTCCCGAGCCTCCCGATGTTGTTATTATTTCAGTATTAATAGTGCCATCTGGTGAGGTTGTTGAATTTGCTGTTACCGTTGCTCTTAAAGTTGCCCAACTCGCACTATTAAACTCCTCACTTCTTAAAGCTAAATTAGTACTCTGCGTCTCTACCAATATACTAGGACATCCTCCACCCGAATAGTCCAATCTTGGTACGTTAATTCCAACACTTTCGATAAGTCCATCTTCGTTAACTCGTGTCGCTGTGGTTGCACGAACTACGTTAAAATCAGCAGCTCCATCCGTTGGTTTCAGGGCGTATAATTTACCTGCTTTATAAGCGTTTGGCGTCAAAATTAT